TATATTACTGGAGAAAGATGCCCATATAGATCAGTGGAATAATGGGGAGATCTCCATGCTGGTAATGCACCCAGCCTCAGGAGGGCACGGATTAAATCTGCAATCAGGCGGAAATATTATAGTATGGTTTGGGCTTAATGATTCTTTAGAACTTTATGAGCAGTTTAATGCTAGGCTTCATAGGCAGGGGCAGGATCAGGTAGTAATCATTAACAGACTGCTATGTGAGGGTACTGAGGATTATACCGTACTGGAAAATTTAGACAGGAAAGCAGAGGGGCAGGATGGGCTTATGGCATCGGTAAAAGCTAAGATAGCTAAGTATCTTAAAAAATATTTTTAAATTTTTATCAAAATTATTTTGATGGTAATAGTTTTTATTCTTACATTTGCTGAGTAATTAAAACATATCAAAATGCAAACAACAAATTTAAACCCTAGAAACTTTAAGCCCGGTACTGTAATTGTAACTACTTTTAATACTTTCACAGTAGATAAATTACATACTAGCAGTATCCATGCTGTTACTGACTATGATGGGAAAATAGAAACTACCTCAATTCCTTACAGTATGTTTACTAACAGCTTATTTCTAGATAAATTAATATCTGTTACAGAGCCTAAAGAGATTTACTCTCCTGAGTATGTAGAATTTAAAGGCTTAACAGATATGTCTAACATTGAAGAGTATTAAATTATGAGACAGTTTAGAATTATAGCTGAAATAACTAAAATTAAAAATACTAAAGAAATAAGATCCGTAAAGGGTTTTTATTATCAGGGTAAAAATCATATAGTTTTAGTGGGAGACGAAAATAAAAATCACACAATCAGAGAAAAATTTGATTTAGATTTAGTTAAAATTTACATTGAAAATATTTAAGTTATGAATTTTAAAGCAATCAAAAGAGCAGAGGAGCTCAGATTAAATATAGAAAATCAGGATAAAGAAATCATAGAGCTGGAGAAAGTTATGTACAGCTTAGCTATTCAGGATGGGTAGGGATTAACCCTGAGCCTTTCAGTATCTCCACCTGTTACTCCTAATCCGGGAACAGATCAAAAATATAAATCAGGAGGCTATCCACCTATCAGGAGTATCCCTACAGAGTTTGGCTCTATGTCTGTTTTTGATCTGCCCTCCAGTGGCAGCTTTAATGGTATTTTTGAAGCTATCAGGGAAGTAACGGAAAATGAAAACAGAGAAAGGATAGAGCGTAAAGCTCCCAGCAGGAACAGCTTTGTTATCACTAATGATATGGCTTTGGCTTTCCTAGAGATTTATCATAAAAAGCTAATAGATCAGAGGGCTCTAGCCTTTAAATTACTAGAGGAGTGTATTAAAACTTTAAAGGTTTTAGACTAACAATATAATTAGCAGGCATGCTATTTTGTTTTAATTACGTAGGCTCGGATTTTATCCGGGCTTTTTTTTGTTTAAAAAATAATTTGAAAAAATATTAAAAAATATTTTGATATTAAATTTAAAGGGTGTAGATTTGCTAAGTAATTAAAACATACCAAAATGAAAAATACACAGATTAAAAATCTAAAGGAGGTAGTACCTAAAGAGATTAGACTACAGGTTTATAAAGATGCTTTAGAATATTATGGATCATTGTTAGAAGCTCCTAAAAAATGGGGTACAGGATTATGTTTAGTTTTGCCATGCGCTTTATGGGGCTTTTCAGATTATATAGCAGAGGAGTCTATGGATTTAAAATGGGATTTTGAGAATACTCCTATAGCTTTTCCTGAATTAAATAATGATGTTTTACTAGATTTAAAATCTATTAATTTAGAAGATAATTCTAGGATGCAGATTAGATGTACATATTTAAAAATTTGGATCTCAGACTTAGAAAAATCTTAATTATGTCACATACCCCATCAAAATATCAGGCAGCTGTTTACCACTTCATAGAGGAGGGTAAAGGTAATGCTGTAGTAGATGCAGTGGCTGGATCAGGTAAATCTACTACTTTGGTAGAGTCCCTAAAGAAAATCCCTGCTAATCAGTCTGTACTCTTTCTAGCTTTTAATAAGGCTATTGTAGAGGAGCTAAAGATCAAAGTAGGTAAAATGTCTAATGTTACTATTATGACTCTGCACGGGTTAGGTTCTAAGACTGTTAACAGATCCCTATGGGCTACTGAGATTAATGCAGATAAGTATAAGAGTTTTATCTACAGGGCAGATGCTCAGGGCTACCTCATCCCGGATTGTGATTTGGAGCATGTAGAGCTAAAGGAATATAAATCAAATATCCTCCAGCTCATAGATCTATGCAGGGTAAACCTGATAAACGACAAAGACAGGGCTAAGGAGCTTGCAGATAAGCACGGGCTACATCTACTGTCAAATGAAATTAAATACGCTTTTAAGGCTATCAAATGGGGCTTAGCTAATGAGGATGAGATAGATTTTACAGATATGATATTCTTTCCTATCATCAAAAAGATGAGAGTAGAGCAGTATGATTATGTATTTATTGATGAGTGCCAAGACCTTAACACATGCCAAAGGGAGCTATTTTTAAAGTGCCTAAAACCTACAGGCAGATTTATAGCAGTAGGAGATCCTCAGCAGGCTATCTATGGATTTGCCGGGGCTGATGTAGAATCCTTTAAGATCCTGCAAAATTTACCTAATACCATTAACCTGCCTCTGTCTGTGTGCTACAGATGTGCTGAGGATATTATTAAACTGGCTAAAACCATTGTACCACATATTGAAGCTAGGGAGGGAGCACCTAAAGGGATCATTAATAAAAGAGCTGTACTCTCCGATATAGAGGACGGGGATATGATTCTATGCAGGTTAGTCTCTCCGCTGGTAGATGTTTGCATGGGCTACATTAAGCAGGGAATTAAAGCCTATATTAAAGGCGGAGACATTGGGGCTAATTTAGTTAGGATGATCCAAAATACAAACAGGGAGCTGATGGATGATGTGCTGCATGCACTGGATAAAGAGTTGGCAAAGATCGCAGTAAAGTATGCGAAATCTACAGGCTGCCAATTAGGAGAGGCTAAAGAGTCTGAGGCTTACAGATCCTATGAGGATAAAGTGAGAGCTATTGAGATTATATCCGGGGACATCACTAGATCCAGCTCAGTAGTTAACAGGATATTATCTATCTTTAATGATAAGGCTCAGGGCATCTGCCTAGCTACTATCCATAAATCCAAAGGACTAGAGTGTGACAGGGTTTTTATATTGTGCCCTGATAAGATGATGCTGGATAGAGCTATGCAGATTGAGTGGATGGCAGAGCAGGAGAGTAATTTAGTTTATGTAGCCTATACTAGGGCTAAGAATTATTTAGGATTTATTACAGATTATGAGTAAAAAATCTGAGGCTATGCAGGCTTTTATCTCCATCTACGATAAGAGTCGAAAACCGCCAAAAGAGCAGGAGACTGTAAAATCATTTTTAAAAGAATTAAACAAAATCAAAAATAAACAGAATGGAAATAATCCTTAAAATTTTAGAGTATGTAATGTATGGACTGCTGGCAGTCGTAGCTATAATGATTCCCATCCTTTTCTACTGTAAGTATATGGAGGCTAAATTTGCAAGGCAATGGGCTGGAGATTTAGAGCAGGAGCTGGAAGAGGTTAAAAAAGAATTTAAGCATAAAGAGAGTGCCCTGATTAAAGAGGCTCAGGATTGGAAGCTAAAGGCTACAGCTCCTATGATGCCTGATCCAAATCCCCCTATAATTATCCATAAATCTGATTTACAGAAAGTAATAATACATACTGAGCTAGACAGGTTTAAATCAAAGGAGCAGGCTATAAGAGAGGGAGTAGATAAGCTGAGGGATTTTATAGCTCCTATGGTTTACTCAGAATTTAGAGAGGATTATGGCAAGCCTCTGCTACATCAGGAGATATGGATAGGATTATCAGAAAATTTTTAAAAATAAAAACGATGGCAAAGATTAAAGGGAAAGATTTAAAACTAGAGTGCACATGCTCTGCCTGCCCTGAGCAGTATGATGTTTATACTGGAGATAAAAGAATAGGCTATCTAAGATTAAGACATGGAGGATTTAGAGCTGCTTATTATAATGCAGCTGGAGAAACTGAAACAATATATTCTACTAGCACTGATGGGGATGGATTATTTACAGAAGAGGAGAGAGGAGGCTATCTCAAAAAAGCCAAAAAGAAAATAGCAAAAGCCTATAATAAAGATTACGGAATATTATAAAAATAAAAGTCATGAGCAAAATTTTAGAAAAATTAGAAACATTCAGAGGTTATCTGAAAACTCCAAACCTAGACAGTTTAGATATGTCTTTGGTAGATGTTCACTCTCCGGGATTATTCTCTCTAGTAATTGCAGGCACTGAGCCGGGTAAACTCACTAGGGTATTTATAGCCTCTCAGGATATTGAGCAGTATAGCGTACAGCTGCACTCCCACAGATACCCTATTAAGTTGACAGCATTAAAGGGATTGATAGGGCACACCCATGTAGAGGATCAGATCATAGGAATCCATGAGCATGGTAGGACTGTTCCCGGCTATATGGCTATGAGTAGATTTACCTATAAATCTCCTTTAAATGGGGGTGCTGGTTTATCCTTTGATAAAGATGTGCAGGTACAGACTAAAGAATATGTTTTGCCAGTAGGCTCTATGGTTTACATGAATGAGAAGCAGGTGCACACTGTATGCTGTCAGGCTGGGGCTATTTGGGTAGTAGAGGAGCAGGGATTTAAAACGGATGAGAGTACAGTGCTGGGTGTGCCTTTCACGGTGGATGGGCTTTACAATAAACCTCAGCAATTCCAAATAAATGACATGTGCCAAACTGTTCTAAGACAGTTAAATTATTTGATTAATCAATATAAGTCTGTATAGTGGGACAAAGGATCAAACCCATTAAGCAGGTAGAGGCTGCATATAAAGTGGGAGAGCTGGAGGGTAGAGTGGCTACAGAGGATGCCACTCTAAGAGCCTCCGATTTTGTAAAGTACCTAAATAACTGTGAGGATGCAGATATGATGGCAGACAATAAAGTTTTAAAGTACATCATAGACTCAGGCATGCTGAGCCTTTGGAGAAATTTTAAACTGAGAAAAGTGTATAATAAATATAAAGCGAAATACTGGAAAGCATGAGACTATTTGAGATCTTAGATAAAATGAATCTAAAAGACATTGAGGATAAATCCTCTTTAGTGGGAGTTTGTAATCAGTTGGTAGCTGCTGATTATGGAGCAAAGATAGGAGGCACTAAGGTAACTATAGGAGCTCCCCCGGCAATATTGTAAATGAGATCTATTCCGGGGAGACTATCCCCGTTTTACTTCTTATCAATAAAAAAGAATACGACAAATTAAATACTAAATAAATGGTAGTAGAAACTCAAAAATTTGATGAGCCTGTAATAGATTGGACTAAGGCAAATCTGTTACAGAGCACTAGGGCTAAGCTAGTTATTTTAAATGATCCTACTGTAGAAGTGGGAGAAACAGCAGCAGGTACTGTGATCTCTTACAGTCCTCCCGAGGATGATCCTGAGAGGGCTGAGTACATTGTGGGAGAGTATCGTACAGATCTAAATCCTATGACATTCACTTTATTTAACGGGCAGGCAGTGCTCTCTAATTCTTAAAAATTATGAAAGGTAAATATTTAATTACTACAGATAATTGGTTTATAGCCCCGGATGGTAAATCTTACAGGGCAGTATGGGGAGAGGCTCAGACTATGACAGCAGTAGAAGCTCTAGGAGTTGAGCCAAATCGTAACAGTGCTAACTGGATGGTACGGGTAGGTACAGATGAGCATCACATCATCTTAGCAGGCTGCCAAATTCATTACGCTGTGAGCTGCCCAGGCAGACCAAATCAGGAGGATACTCTGCAAAAATTTTCGGATGATAAGGAGAAAACCCTGAGAGATAACTGCATTTATATCCCTGAGGCTCCTGAGGATGATGGGGAGACTATCATAGATAAAGTGGCTACTGCTAAGACTTATGATTTTTTAAAGCAGTTGAGCACCTTAGATATGGATAGTGAGGAGCATAGAAAAATGTTAGGAGAAAAGGCTGCCAGCATGGGGGTTAAATTCTTTCA